TCATCTCCTAATCCACCTTCATCTGGGTCGATTGGTATATTAAATTCTGGTTCGAATTCTATTTCTACTTGTGCAGCTTTTTCTTTGGATAAAGCGTGTGTTTTAACAAATACTGTATCTAATTCTTTTTGTAACCTATGCGGTACACCAGCAAATCTAAGTAACATTGCATTTATTAGATTTACAATAGCATACATATCTCGGCATTCTCTTGCGCGATGGTCTCTAAAATCCATTCTATGAAAGCTAGATTCTGGAGACATTTGTAATTCTGATTCGATTATATCCAGCATATATGTAGCGGTATCGTATGCTTCATCAGCTATTATTTCAACAGCTTCTCTGGATTCTTGAAGTTTTTTTTCTATCTCTGCCTTTCTGTTTGGGAAAGGTATGACATTACTTTTCTTTTCTTTTGACATAATGGTGTATATTATACCATAAAATAAGTCGTTTGTAAACCCCTATTTTTTAAGATTTTTAACAGCATTTCCGCCTATTCGACAATTAATAATCCCATTATAATATTCATCAGATAATAACACATCTCTGTCGAATTGTTCTTTTGCTTCCATATAAGAACATTCACCTTTTGTTTTACATAAATGTAGTATTTCTCTATAAAATATATCACCTGAGGTTTCTAGTTCTTCTACTAGATGTTTATTCGATCCATAGTATTCTCTCCAATTAGATTCTACAATCGATCTTCTTTTTCTTTTTTTACCTTTTAAAGGTGGTAAAGTCTTTTTACTCCAAAAGAATTTTTTACCTATATACTTACGATTAGTTGCACGATTTGTTATCATATAAACAAACCCATAATAATCATCTGGTGTAAATTCTTTTGGTGGCTCGTATTTGACGCCTTGATATATCCAATCCATAAAAGTATTTATGCATCAAAATCAAGCTCATCTTCCGTTTCTTCTTCAGCCATATTTCCACAAAACGGGCAAAAACGAGGTTTAACTTCATCGTCTTCTATGTGTATATCGGATATTTTAAAACAATATCCACAGTCAAACTCATAAACTCTCATCGATTAGAGCCTTAAATTCGGTATATCCACCAATCGGTTTATCGTCGACGATGATTTGTGGAAATGTTCTTGCATTTGGAAATTTTACTAGCATCATTTCACGACCGAAGTCTTCACCTAATTTAAATACTCTATGCAAATTTGCATGTTGTTCTGCAAGTCGAATCGCCATATCACAATATGGGCAATTATCTTTACTATATATTTCTACTACCATTACTGGTAAACTCCTAATTGTATTAGATACATGGTTAATCCCATCATACCTAATGTTGAAAATTGTAGCACTGAAGCAACTATTATAATTTTTAATGAATTATCTGCCCACCATTTTCCTTCGGTGTCGTGCCACTCTTTTATTCTTTCCGGTGTTGCCGGTGTATATGTATATCCTTTATCACTCACCTAGCTCTTCCTCCACAAATGCACTTAATTGGAATATCTGGTCATCTGTTAAATTACCAGCTTGTCCCCACATAAGTACTGATTGATCTCCACGGGTTTCACCAGCTCTATATTGTTCAAGTGCTTTTTGAATATAGCTAGATGATTGTCCTGCCAATCTTGGAAATGCTGCAATACCTTGACCATCCGAACCATGGCATGCTGCACAACCTGCCCATAATCCTCTTATGTCACTAAAAGGATCAGCTGCATTAGCTAACCTTTTTGCTTCCATTTGTTCTGTTAATGTTCCGTATTCTTCAACGTATGCTACATAACAATCGCCATAGCATGACTTAATATTCGAATACCCCTTTACGTCTAAATCTGGATATATAACTGTTGCTGTAAAAGCAAATAAAGCTAAACATCCACATAATACTAATCCTAATTCTCTCATTATAAACTTAATCCTGATAATGTGTTTTCATCTACATCCTGTTTAACACCACCAACAACATAAGAAGTAATCTCTGTTTCTTGAGGTGCAACCTGGACATTACCACCACCAATCCATTTTTCAGTCCATGGTAGTGGATTAACCTTTGGTACAGAAAACGGTGATACTAAACCGATCGCACGCATTCTTTTTGTACCGATCCATTCTATGTATTGACATAGAATTTGTTCATTCAATCCAATCATTGAACCATCTCGGAATAGGTATTTTGCCCATTCTTTTTCTTGTTCAATTACTTTCACGAATAAATCTGTAGCTTCTTTCTCTTTTCTTTTTGATATTTTTACGTAGTCATTATCTTCTTTTAAAAGATTTTTAATTATTGTTGTTGTACCAGCTAAATGTACATTCTCATCTCTTGCAATAAATTTAATTATCTTAGCATTACCTTCCATCTTTTTTAGTTCCGCGAACGCCCACGAGCACGCGAAAGATACATAAAATCTTATACCTTCTAAAGCATTTGCAGATAACATACACATCCATAAATTTTCTTTATTTGGATTTTCTATAAGTGCATCGTAATATTTTCCAATATCGTTTCCGCATTCTAATATTTCTTTTATATCTAACATCTTATCAAATACTTCTGATGGATTAGGATATACATTTCGAATAATGTGTGTGTAAGATCGGCTATGAATAGTTTCACTAAAGCTCCAAGTTTCAATCCAGTTTTCAACTTCTGGTAAACTTGCAATTGGTAAAAATGCTAAGTTAGGTGCACGACCTTGTACACTATCTAATAGTATTTGTCTTTTTAAATTAGATGTAAAAATATGTTTTTCGTGGTCTGTTAAATTATCGAAATCTTTTTTATCTTTCGAAACATCTACTTCTTCTGGTCTCCAGAAAAAGCTTAGTTGTTTATCTGTCATTTTATCTAAGGTAGGATATTTTAAAACATCAAATCGTTGTATATCTACTCCTTCGTCAAAAAACATTGTTTTCTTTAAATGTGATTGTTTGTTCTTTTTTAATACGCTCATATTACACATGCCTCGCAATCTTCATCCTCTTCATATCCTGACATTACATCTGCAGCGTCATCGACTGCTGAAGGTAACTCTTCTCGAGAATGGTATTCTACTTTCATTTCTCCTGCACCATCATGTGTGTTAAAATAATATAATTGTTTAATTCCAAACTTATACGCTGTGACTAAGTCTTTTATCATTTCTGACATTGGAACTTTATTATCTTCAAAGTTTTCTGGGTTATAGGAAGTGTTAACGGATATTCCTTGGTCGATATATTTTTGTAATATCGCACAAATTTTTAAATAACCGTCTGGACTTTCTTGTTCCCAGAGTAAATCGTATTTATTTTTTAAGTGATGATAGCCAGGTACCACTTGAGCCATTACCCCGTCTTTAGATTGTTTGTAACTAACTAAAGCACGTGGTGGTTCAATTCCATTAGTACTATTACTAATTTGAGCACTTGTTTCTGCAGGCATTAATGCCATAAGAGTTGAGTTTCGAATGCCGGTTTCTTTTAGTTCAGTTCTGAGCTCGTTCCACGGCATACGTTCTTTATGCTCTATAAGATTATCTATTGCTCTCTTATATGTATCAATTGGCAACTCTCCAGACGCATATTTTGTTTGATTATTTAACAAACATGCACCTTTTTTTCGTGCTAATTTTGCTGAAGTCTTAATTAAATAGTAACTCCAGGCTTCTGCATATTCATCGATTATCTTAAATGCAGATTCGTCATATTTTAGACCGCGTTTCGCTAAGAAATAAGCCAGGTTAATAATACCTATTCCTAATGGTCTTCTTCCCATTGTACCCTTTTCTGCAGCCGGTATTGGATAGTTTTGATAATCTAATAGTTCATCTAAACCACGAACTGCTAAATTACAATACTTTTTAAATTCACTAGGTTGATTAATTAATCCCCAGTTAATTGCAGATAATGTACAAAGAGATATTTCTCCATTTGGATCGTTTGCATATTCTAATGGAGTAGTTGGTAAATCTATTTCACAACATAAGTTGCTCATGTGTATGGGTGCTTCTTTTGCATCGAATGAACCATGGTCGTTTGCATGGTCAACATTCATAATATAAATTCTTCCAGTATCTTTACGTTCTTGTAATAGTTGTTGGAATACTTCTAATGCTGGTAAAGTCTTTTTACGAATACTGTAAGCACGTTCATACTTTTCATATAGTTCTTTAAATGTATCTTGGTCATTATAGAATGCTTCATATAAACCTGGTACATCATTTGGGTCAAAGAATGTTATATCTCCACCTTCTAATAATCTTTCATACATTAATTTATTTAACTGAAATGCGTAGTCCATGTGACGTACTCTTGTTTCTTCAGTACCTTTATTGTTCTTTAATACCACAAGATCTTCGAATTCATAATGCCATACTGGAAGATATACAGTCGCCGCGCCCCCGCGTACGCCCCCTTGCGAGCACGATTTAACTGCTGCTTGAAAGTACTTTAAGAAAGGAATTAACCCAGTATGAACTATGGACCCATCACCTACACGTGCACCAGCGGCACGTATGGAGCCTGCACCGATACCTATACCAGCTTTCTTACTTATATACCTAACAACAGAAGTACTAGTAGCATTAATGGAGTCCAAAGAATCTCCGGACTCGATAAGAACACAAGACGAAAATTGTCGGGTAGGAGTTCGAACTCCCGCCATAACTGGTGTCGGCAGTGAGATATAAAATTGTGAAACTGCATCGTAATAATCTTTAACATATTTTAAACGTCCTCCGTTATATTTTGCAAATAGAGTTGCTGCAATCATCATGTACAATATTTGTGGTGATTCGTATAACTCTTTTGTTCTTCTATCTTGTACTAAATACTTTCCTCGAAACTGTTCCATTCCTGCATAAGTGAATGTGTCGTCTCTATCATGTTTGATATAATCGTTTAGTTCTTGGAGTTCTTGGTCAGAATATTTATTTAGAATATCAGCATCATATACACCTCGTTCGATGTTCTTTTCTATGATTTGTTTTAATGTCCAAGGTTGATAATCACCATAAACTTCTTTTCTTATTTTATAAGATATAAGACGTGCTGCAACATATTGATAATTCGGGGTGTTATCCGATATAAGTTCTGCGGCACTCTTAATAAGTAGTTCGTGTATATCATAAGCAGGTATTTTATCATAGAGTTGTATGTTTGCTTTTAATTCTATTTCTGATTGAGAGACACCAGTAATGTCTTCTACAGCCCACTCCAATACTTTGTGGACTTTATCTAAATCAAACTTCTGTTGTGTACCATCACGTTTAGTGACATTTATTTCCATTACATTTATCCCATTCATAAGCCATTATTATATCACAAATCCGAAGATTTGTAAATCTATTTTTTCAGTTTTTTTATTTCTTCTTCTAAAAGTTCTAATCTTTCAGCTATGAGCGGGTATTGCTTTTTGAATTTGGACTCGGATTTGGCTAGTTCGATGTCGTACTTTTCTGCAAAGTAATCCATGAATCGGGCAACTTGTTTTTGTACCCATATTCCGAGTTTGGTATTTTGAAACCAACCATAGAAAGAACTTCCTATGATGGAACTTAAAATTGATTTAAGTGAAAGAATTAGTAACCAATACATTATTTACTCTTAGATAGTTTTTCAATAGCTTGGACGTAGTTCGGCATACCGTGGTCTACAATACCATCAAAGAATTTAAATCTTTTCCAAGAATTCCATATTCCTAAGAATAAGTCTTTCCAGCTTGGTTTTGCTTGTCTTTCGCCATTACAATTGAAATATATCATTTCGCCATGATGTCTGAATCCTAACCATGCTGGTGGAATACGACATACTATATCGTTATTATTCATAAACCTATAGTGTGGGCATTTGATATTTTTAATAAATCTTGGTCCACCAACTCGTGGAGAACCAAAAGTAAATAATTCGTGTGGTTGATAACGTGTTGCTGCAATTGTTGCCATTGCTGCACCTAAAGAATGTCCAGTCATGTAAACATCTTTGCGTACTTTTAATTGGTCGTTATGTTCTAATTCTTTTAGGATGTCCATCCATAAGTCGTTTACTTCTTGTTGGAATCCACTATGTACTCTACCACCAGCTTTTGCTGCATTCTTAATTACATTTAAATCAGCCATAACATCATTTAGTTTAGAAGGTTCTGTTCCTCTAAAAGCAAACCAAATGTCATTACGGTCTTTTGCAACTAATACTTCTGCACCATCTCGTGATATAAGTTTTACCCATTTAAATCCTAATTTCTTTGCTGCTGTAATTGCCGCCTTTTCTTTTTTGTATGCGATTGCGGATAGTTTTGCTGCTACAACAGCTCTACCATAATCAGTTAATTGTTCTTTCATTCTAGTTGTTGGCATTTTCATCGTCCTCCCAATGTAAACATCCTCTTTCTTTAAATATTTTATTCCACTTTTTAGTGTGTTCTTCCATCCACTTATCTAATTCTTCTTCAGTCATCTTTTACCTTTATACCAATCGCTTCAGCTTGGTCATCATTCACAGTCACGTTTCTATAATATACTATTACTTCACCGAGTTGATTAATATAACGTTTTATTTCCTGTGTGTTGTAAGCCATAAGCTCATAATCATCAACTGTCATAGCAAAAAATACAATGTCTCCGCCATGGTTCTTTTTAATATCATCGATAAACTTATCGAAATATGTATACCCTTCCGGATATAAATCTTCTCTACCTAATTTACAATTTCTTTTTTTAGTCTCTGGGTCTTTTAAACAATTTTCTATTATTTTAGAATCAGAAACTACATACCATTTTGGTTCTTTTAAATCAATTGGTCTAGGTAATGTTGGTTGTACAATATCTATCTGTACAGGTTTAGTTACAACCTCTACCGACCTAGTTGCACACCCACTAATCGTAATCGTTAAGAGCGCTAATCCTAGCGCTATCATTTTCAATCGCATCAAATGCCTCTTTTGTTTTATTGTTGGCTCGG